GGCATTTTGGAAAGATATAGATATACAGTTTAGAAAGAAGAATGATGGTGATATTTTTGATATGACAAACGAGGATGCTATAACAAATTCTTTGTCTAATATTCTTGAAACCTTTCAGGGTGAAAGAAGAATGTTACCTTCTTTTGCTTTACCGATATACAATCTTTTATTTGAACCTCTTGAACAAAATACAGCGAATACTCTAGCACAACTTATATGGGACGCTATAGAACGTTGGGAGTCTAGAATAGTTTTGGAAGGTATAGGTGTTGTTATAGACACAGACAAAAATTATTATGAGATAAACATAAACTATTATATAGGTAGTGCTGGAAATTCAGACAATATTCAAACATTTACCGATATTATAAGGGCGAGATAATTATGAGTGATTATGGTTTAATTCCTAGTTATACAGAAGTTGATTTTCAGACTTTGGTTGACAGGTTAAAGACAATTCTGAGCAAAACAGATACATTTAAGGATTATGATTTTGAGGGTGCAAATATAACTCTTATATTGGAACTTTTGTCTTATATTGGAGATCTTAATACTTTTTACACAAACAGACTTGCACAAAATTTACATACAGAAACAGCTAATATATATGAAGTTGTTCACTCTTTGGTTAGACAACAGGGCTATGTCCCTACAGGATATATATCATCGGAAGTAACTGTAACAATAACAGTAAGAAGAAGAAATAATGCGAAAACAGTGACCTACTTTGAAGCGGGAAATCAACTTTATATACCAAAATGGTTTAAGGTTAATACAGGATTAACTGATGATGATGGAAATATAGTATATTACTGTATGCCGGATGATTATACTTTTGATGTTACCGTTGATAATATACAAACAGGATATGATGCTGATTTGGAACAATCCTATGAATATGTTGAATTTGACGTGGTAATGAAACAAGGTGAACCGTTACAAACACCTTCTATATATACTGGTGCTGATATAATATCAAATCAAATAGTTCTTCCTTTTCAGAATTGGGATATGGGTCTTTATCCATATGAATCAACAAAAGAATCAATTCTTGTTACAGTAGGTACGGACGAGACTGTATGGACAAGGGTTTCTGATTTTTTTGATGATTTGTCTGGTCTTAGTGAAGAAAATAATGCTTATATATTCTACTATGACAAATATAAGAGAGCGGTCCTTTCTTTCTCTTCAACTAGGAATATACCTTCTATAGACGATGAAATTAAAGTTTATTTAATAAAGTCATTGGGTTCTAATGGTGTCATATCAGCAAATACTTTTGACGAATCAAATAAACCAGTTATAGATACGATTTATGGTGAGGTGGATGTACCTTTCCTTAGAAATATATCAACTGATGTTGTTGTTCCTGCTGATAGATATTCACTATCAAATGATAATGCTTCTGTTGGTGGCTCTGACCCTGAGACTATAGATGAACTTAAGATAGGTGGTCAAGCATATGCACATTCACAATTAAGAAATGTGACCAAGAATGATTATATAGGTAACCTAGAATCAAGAGGTGATGTTGAAGTTGCTAATGTCTGGGGTGAACAAGAACAAAATCCAGGCGTACTCGACACAACCTACTATAACAGAGCTTATATATCTTTAATCCCTACGGAATGGGAGAGTGATACATATAACAACATAAAAATGTTGAGTTTTGATGTTGATGATGTTTTCAGTAATAATACAGAGGTAACACCAAAACAGTTACCATATCCGATAAATTATAACAATGAGATACAGTCGGTTTCTTCTTTGGTTGATAACACAAACGGAACTCTTGTTGATGGGACATATACTGATGTGGCTACAACCACAGATGGATATGGAGAAGGAGCAACACTTGATGTTGTTATCTCTGGTGGAGTTTTTGATACAGTTACATTGAATAATGGTGGTCTTGGCTATGCTGTTGATGACACGTTATATGTAAGTGAATCTGATGTTTCTTGGTCTGATGGTGGTGGTTCCATTAATGTTGTTGTCTCTGCTGTTGTTGGGGATGAAAAAGTATATAATCCTAATTGGGAAACACAACTTTTTGAATATTTAGAACCAAGAAGAATGTTAGGTATATGGGAAGAACTAGTACTTCCTGAATTGGTTTATTTTAGATTTGATTTTGGTTTAAAGGTTAAAAGAAGTTATAGTTGGACTTCTGTTAAAGAGACAATAAAAAATAAACTTGTCTATTATTTCAGAAATTCAAACAGAAACTTTGGTGAGACAATAGACTTTAGAGAAGTATACAACTATATAATGGATTTGGGTAACGTTTCTGATACGGATGATTTTTCATTAATAAGAGGTATACAGAGTCTTGTTATCCGTGATATAATGATTCATAGAATACCAACACTTATAGAAGACATAACTAATGAGGAAACCTGTACAGCATTGGGTGGATATTGGGATTCAGAACAATCATTAATAGGTTCTGATACAGCATTGGGTGATACTTTTGGTAGGTCTATTGCTATGTCTGGTGATGGAATGGTTGCTGTCGTTGGTGCTACAAAAGAATCTACAACTGAATTACAATCTGGAGCAGTTTACGTCTTTGAGAAAATGAATGATGTGTTCTCTCAAACAGCTAAAATAAAAGCAGATACACCAGTAGCTTATTCAGAATATGCAACATCTGTTGCAATAACTGATGATAAATCTACCATAGCTGTTGGTTCTAATTATTATGATACAACGTATAATGTTGTTGGTGCCGTATACATATATACAAAAGTTAATGGTACATGGACAGAACAACAAATAATAACACCTTCAGTGGAAGCAGATTACATTGGTTTGGGTGCTTCCCTTAAGTTTTCTTCAGATGGAAACATTCTATTTGTTGGTGCTCCTAGTGATAATACTTCATTGACATTTGGTGGAGGTTCAACTTTTATATTTAAAAAAGTCAGTGGTGTTTGGACTGAAACACAGAAGATAATATCTTCTGGGGTAACAGAAAATGGTCATTTTGGATTTAGTGTTGATTGTGTTCCTGATGGCTCTGTTTTGGTTGTGGGTGACCATGATGAGTCCACAGGAGGTTCATATGCTGGTGCTGTTTATATCTACACGACAAATGATTTTGTTACTTGGACTGAATATGATAAATTACAGGCTAGTGACATATCAGCAGACTTCTCTTTTGGAAAATCAGTCTCTATATCTGACGATGGATTACATCTTATTGTTGGTGCTAATGGGGCAAATTCTGATTCTGGTGCTGTTTATTACTTCTTTAATAATTTGGGTGTTTGGTCTGAACTACAAAAAATAACAATACCAACCTCTTATGGGGATACAAGTGATTTCTTTGGCGACTATCTTGCCATTGATGGTGATGCTACACGAATTGTAATAGGGGCTCTTAATGAGGATGCTTTGGGTTCTAATACAGGACAAGTTTATATATACTACTACGATTCTGGTAGTTGGAGTTTGTTGAAAACATTTTACCCTGATGATATATCTGCTGGTGACACTTTTGGTAGTGCTGTTGCTATATCAGATGATGGTGCTAATATATTAGCTGCTAGTAGAAACAAGGATTCTTCTACTGGTGGAGTATATGCCTACAGAATTGAAAGGTGTAGTGTTTCTTCAAGTATAGACCCTATGTATATATATGAGGAAAATATACAGAATTATTTTCCACAGTTTCTAGAAACTGGTTATACTGCTAATTCTTTGGATGATGTTTATAATACAATACAACCTATAAGGTTAGGTTATAATCAATTTCCTCAGTTGGCTATTGACTTCTGTAAATTCACAAATGAAGGTTAAATAATGAGTAGATTTACCGATTCTCCATACTTTTTACTTAAAGATTTTTTCTTTGAATTGTCAGCACCATATACAGCTAACTATCTGGAACAGGACATAGTTAATCTAGCCCCTTCTTCCCTTTTTAGTGACCTTATATGGATAGGTTCTTCTAATACATTAGAAACAAGTTCTAATTATGAAGATACATTAAGTAAATATCCCTCCTTTAATGAGAGTACAGATACAGCCATACTTTTTTATAATGATGATGTTATTTGGAATGGTTTCTCTAATCAAGGTGCAGGTTCTTCTTATTTTATAGATTTATCAAGACCTGTTGCTGGTCTTCTTCGTGGTGGTGATAATTATGGAACTATAGTTGCTGAAGGTGGCTCGTATGTAAACTTCCATGCTAAAGTTGAGGACTATGGTTTCGTTCCTATAAGACTTACTCCTGTATACGAAGAACCAAGAGATAAGAAGTATTTCAAGTTTGATGTTACTGAGGTCAGTCAAATAACAGAAGATGAACTTCCTTATACCGTTGTCTATGATTCTAGTGATATTGGTGATGAACCATATTACCCATCTTTGGATGTGTCTGGTTCAACTACAGTAAATGGTTACAATGAACAACAACTCATAGATAACCTTGATACATCATCGTATGAAGGAACAGGAAATCTATGTTTGTCTGATGACGGAACTGTTTTTGTTTCTGGTGATTGGGGAAACAATGAAGTTAAGGTTTATGTAAAAAGTGGTGGTACATGGAGTCTAACACAAACAATACCAACACCAAATGTTACAGCGTTTAACAGATTTGGTTTTTCTGTTGATTGTTCTGAGGACGGAAGTACTATAATAATAGGAGATTACGTAGAATATACAACAGCAGCCCAAGGTGGAGCAGCATATATTTTTACTACAAATGATTTTGTTACTTGGACGGAACAGGATAAGTTGGTTGCTTCTGATATAGAGATATTAGATGAATTTGGTCGTAGTGTAGGCATATCACCTAATGGATTGGTTGCTGCTGTACAATCAAACTATGAAAACAATGGACGTGGTGCAGTTTATGTCTTTACAAGTGACGGAAATGTTTGGACGGAACAAGATAAATTAACAGCATCGGACCTTGCTGCTGGGGATAGATTTGGTAGTTCTCCAACACTTTCGTATGATGGTTCAACTCTTCTTGTTGGTTCTGTTTACAATTATGGTGCTGCTACTAATTATGGTGCTGTTTATTCATTTACAACGAATGATTTTTTAACTTGGACAGAACAACAGATAATAACACCTTCAAATCCAACGTCAGGTCAGAGATTCGGGTTTAACGTAGACATAACACATGATGGTTTGTTATGTGTTGTTGGCTCTGATTCACAGACAACTATTGGTGGTTCACTTGCTGGTTCTGTTTATGTTTATGAATATACAGGAGGTTCTTGGTCAGAAAAACAAGTACTGGTTCCTTCTGATGCCACCGCTAATGATTATTTCGGTACAGATGTTTCTATGTCTTCCGATGGGACGTATATCGCAGTATCTTGTGGCAAGAATGGTAGTATTACAGGATATGCTTACACGTTCAGTACAGACGGTTCTACTTATACCGAGTTAGAAAAACTTACTGTACCTGCTACTGTCAGTGTTGGTGAAAATTTTGGTAGATATATTGTTATCTCTGGTGATGGTCTTACTGTTGGTGTGAGTACATATTCAACGAACGAACATTATCTTTATACAGCTGATGCCACAGTAGTACAACCATCCGAATCAAAATATTACATAGAGACATATGATTATCAATTCTATTCTAGTGTTGTTGGATGGGAAGACTATACTGTAGAAGAAATATTACAGAATGGCACAGAAATATATATGAGAAGTGATAGTTCTTTCCAGTATTGGTTGAATAATTCTGCAGAAAATTATTATAGAAACAAGTATGGTATAGACTTTACCATGAGAAATTATGTTAATACAGACAAAAGATTCCTATATTTTGGTGAAGTATATACTACAGAAAACAATTTGTATCATATTGTTTATAACGGATTAAAAGATTTTGTACAGGCTGCCTTGCCACAAAACAACAGAACAC